TAATCAGTACTTGGGGCTGTTAGTGGAGATGACAATAAATAAGGTAGTTCATGCTTGTCAACTAGCTCGAAAGGTAATGTTCTAGTACCGTTTGTTAAATCTATTATTTTATATATATCAACTGGTAAAGTATATACGCCTGTTGGATTATTATTACTATCTACCGCAGATGTTAACGTTGATGTTTTATAAAATACGTCAATTTTTTCTTTTATTTTTGATGGAATATCAGCATATCCCATGTTTGTTCTCATAGCTGTATCTAAATTAGATACTGATGTGAAATCAGAAAAGGCAATATCTAACAATTGTAATTGAGCGTTTGTTGCGTATTTGTTAAATTCATCTGGCGTAATAAAACCTCTTTGCTCTTTGTTTATTATTGATAATACTTTTTTGTATACTTTATTTACGTTTATTGCCATAATTTATATTTTTATAGTAGTGGTCACCCATAGAGATGACCACTCTATAAATGATTATTATTTTAATTGTTTTTCAACAGACTTGTATACTTCTACACCGTCATCTGTTTTAAACCATTGTGCTAGCGCTGAATATGGATTTTCATCAAAAGGCACATCTAGTAATTTTCTATTATTAGACACCCAAATAAATGATCTGTTGTCTTCTGATAGTTTTAATATGTTAGCTTCTACAGCTTTTATACCTTTATTTCGAATTTGTATATTCTCGTCGTTAGCAAGTTCTAAGAACAATTCAGGTTGTTGCTTAGCAAAGATATATAAATCTCTTTTAAGCTCCTTAGATTTCATCTCTGATACCTTATTACCAAGTTCTGTTCTTAACAACGCTTCAGCTTGCTCTACCTCCATGTTCATAGCAGCTTGCATTGCATCAATTTCTATTTCAAAAATATCTAAATCACTTTCAGCTTCTTTTTCAGCATCAACCTCATAGTATAATTTATTTACACCTGGGTGATATAGCGATAGTAATTTTTGTAATGTAACTTTATTTGCTGGTACACTTAGTATACCATCTCTAAAAATTATTTGACTTAATCTTTGAGGGCCTTTCATTTCGTCTACAAAAGGAGATTTTTGATTTTCACAATATTTCATCTCTCTTTCATACCCTAGCTCTTTGTCAAACCAAAATATGTTTTTAGCTTTCATTATTTTAACGACAGGTTTTCTTTTACCTAATAATCTGTAAATTCTGTCTTTTATTTCCCATCTAGTTTCTTTAACTACAACAGGTTCTTTTTTTGTTTTGTTTTTCATGATATAATATAATATAAGTTGTTAATAAAAATATAAGAGTAATAATTACCCCCGTAGTTTTTACGAGGGTAAATATTACAATAAATATTATCTGAATATACAGAAGTTGTTAGCAGCTTGTACTACTAAACATCTTTCTGATAGATAATGTACTTCCATCTTATCAATAGCAGAAGTAGCAGCTCCAACAGATCCTGTAATCCAAGATTTCATTTTTCTGTCATCAGCTTCGCTAGCTCTATATCTAACATGTAAGAATGGTCTGTTGATGTTTTTACCAAGTCCTTGGTCGTAAACTGTGCTTGTTCCAGCAGGAACTAATACACCTTCTACTTTACCAACAGTAGCACCTTCGTTGACTAATCCTCTTGAAGATTTGCTATTTAAGTATTTCCAGTCAGTTTTGTAGAAGTCATAAGAACCTCTTCTGAAACCATTGAAACCTAAATTTAACGCCATATCTTCTGAGTTATTAAATACACCGTAGTTAGTACCAGCTGAGTGATAGTTGTTAGCACCAGCTAACATATTATCAAAAGCTAAATTAGCAGATCTATCTAAGAAAAGCATGTTTTCTTCAATAGCACCTTGCTTATCTAATTCTTTTAATAATGTATCAAAATCAGCTAAGTCATCAGAAGCTCCATCAAACATACCAGCGTCAGAAACTAATCCTCTGTCTTCGATAGCTTGAAATAAACCTTCTGTACCTGTACCAGTTGCACCAGAGACAGATCCTGAAGTTGATTTAGAAACACCTTCAATAACGGACATTTCTAAGTAATCTTCAAATCTTTTTCTTGTGTCACCAGCAGCTTTTAAGTACCATAAGTAACCGTTTTGACCGTCTTCACCAGAGATTTCAACCCAACCAATTTGAGAAACATCAGATCCTGATACTTCATATTTATCTTTAATGATAATTGGTTTGTTGTTGAAAGATTTAAATTCTGGTTGTACAGCGTCAGTCATACCATTTGTACCTTTACCAAAATCAGAACCAGTAACAAAAAGCTTAATTACAGCTGTTGAAGCAGTTGCAATAGAAGCGTGATCGTCTAGGTTTTCATATTCGTAAGGTTTAAGTGTCGCAGTACCGTTAGCAGCAGCGTTACTTGAAGGAGCGCCAACAACTTGACATGGAAGAACCACTACGTCAGAACCAGTTGTTACCTGAGCTAAAACGTTTTGACCTTCTCTTAAGATGTGATCTATTGAAGCACCAGCTTGGTTATCAATATCCTTAAATGAACCAGCTGTAATAACGCCAGTTCCCGTGTTTACTGTAGCTTTATAAGCTATATGTAATCTACCTTGCTCTGACCAAACTACTTGATCAGCTTGCATAGGCATTTCAGCACCTACCATTCTTAAGAAGCTACCGATAGTTCTGTCTCCATATCTTTCGATTTCTGCTTCGTATAATTCTGGTAAATATTGCTGTGCCCAACCTTGTCCAGCTGTACTAGCTAAATCTAAATAAGATCCAGTAGTAACTTGCTTGATAGCGTTAGGGCTTACTAGACCGGATGTACCGATCGAAAAGTTTGCACTTGCCATATTTGTAAGTTTAAAATGTTAATTAATAATTTTTAAGTTTAAATTTAAGCTTAGAACTATCGTCACCGCTTACTAATCTTACATTGGATTTTTTATCAACGTTGCCAGTATCAGTCTTTCTATCCATATTTATATTTTTGGCTTTAGAAGTCATATCTTTGACAGCGTCTGCTTTTCCTTGTTCGTAAAAATGATTAGCGATAGCGTCAGCGTTTGATGCAGTGAAAATTGTTTTGTGATAACCCTTTGCGTCTTTAATTCTTTTATCTTCACCAATAAATGGTTTAAATAAATTATTAATCTCTGCTTGGTTTTCTTTTACACTTTGTACATCTTTAACGTTGTAACGATATTTTTTGTCCCCAACTTGAAAGTCAAAACCTTTGAAATTCTCATTAAAAACTTTATCAGTTTCGTTGTTAAAATGTCGCCTTATATTATCGGCTAGTTCGTTAGCTTGTCCTTGCTCTTTATTATAACGATTAAAAAAGTCTACAGCTTTTTGTTGCTCAGGAAGTAACTTTGAACCTAACTTAAGTTCATCGAAATATGTCTTCTTGTTTGTTTCTAAAGCTGTTCTAGCTTCTGCAACCGCTTCTTTATAAGCAAGCTTTTTACGTTTAACATCCCTTGGGTCATCTATACCTTCGTCAAAACTATAATTATCTTCTAAAAGAAAATCTATTTCTTCGTTTGTTAAATGTCCTTTGGTTTGTTGATAATAGTTTCTTAATAAGTCGCTATCATCTAGTTTAGAATAATCCGTATTGAGTTTAACGTAATCGTCAATCGTTCCACCAGTCTCATTCATAAACTTTACAAGTTTCTCAATGTTTTCTGGTAGTTCCATCTCTGGAGTTTTTTCTTTTGTTTCTTCTACAACAGGTTGTTCCTGTTTTTCAACAACAGGTTTTTCAACATCTGTTTCAGTAATTTCTTCAAGAGTTTGCGAGTCTACTTTTTCTTCTTTTTCGACTTGCTTTTCTTCTTCATTACTTTTTTCGTTAGTTTGCTTTTCTTTCCGTAAGGCATCGTTTTCAGTTTTATTGGTTGAACTTTGTTTTAAATCAACCTTGTAAGATCCATCTTCTTGCATAGCCGATGGTTTACTAGGTTTTTCTTGTGTTTCAGTTTCAGATACTTTCATATCTCCACCTTCACTTAATACTTCGGTGTTTTCCACCTCTTGTGTTTTGTTATCTTCCATAATATAATATAATTAAATAGTTAAAAATTATCTTGGCTCAAATTGTTCTAAACCAAACCCATCTAAATTATCAAATCCTTTTGATTCAAAATTTTCAGATGGTAAATCCTTTTTTCTTTGCTCGATCATTTTAGACTGTTGAGTAGCTTGTATTCTAGTACGCTCGTCTTTACGATCTTCTTTGCTACTCTCTTTATCTTTAATCACTTGTAATTCTTTATCTTTAATCTGCATGTTAAGATTAAACTCAAATTGCATTAATTCTTTTTTAATAGCAGCTTCTCTTTCAAGTTTAGCAATATCAAATTGCGTTTGAGCTTCTGCTATTTGAACTTTACTTTGAGCAAGACCTTGTTGTTTTTGCATATCAGCAGCAGCAGCAGCTTGAGCAGCTTCAGAGTTAGATTTAGTTTGAGCTTGTATATTCTGCATTTGCACTTGTCTATCTCTTTCAAGTTTTTTACGCCTACGTAGTTTTAACAATTGATTAGCAAGTTTTAAGTTTCTTATTTCACGTATATCAATAGCGTCATCTAATTGAATTAATTCTTTTTGCAACGCCATTTGTATATTGTTTTCAAGTATTTGTTTTTCTTCTTCATCTGGTGAAAGCTCAATAAATATACCAAAATCATGCAAATGAAGACCTTGAACTTCTTTTAATGTTGCTACGTTAAATCTACCTAATGAGTTTACAAATTGATTTTTAGTGTTAGAGTATTCTAATACATCAGATATTCTTAGGGATATACACTCAGCTGTTTTTAAAGTTAAATATAAACCACCTTGCATTATATGTCTAGTTGCTGTGTTACTGTTAGCGGCAGCTATTTTCTGTATACCAACTAAAGCGTTACTGTCTGGTGTGCTACCATCTCTAGCTTCATTTAATCCAGTTACGTCTCTTATCATTTGTAAATAATAATTATAACTATTTATTAAACTACTTAATTTTTGATTACCACTACTTGACTGTATTTCTTGTATTGGAGCTTTACCGTTATTAAAATCACCGTCTTGTGTCATTGATCTACCAATAACAGAACCGGTTTGGAAATACATATTTAGTGCTTCTTGCGGGTTATAATTAGTTCCATTTCCTAAATCTATTTCAGCTAAACCATCGGCATCCATATAAATACCATCTGGAACCATCCTACTAAGCACTTGTTGTATTTTTAAATGTGTAAGCTGAATCATATCAGCAAAACTCATCATACGACCAACTAATGACTCTGGTCTACCTTTATATATTCTTGGGGCTACTATTTGATACGACATATGACACTTAGTTATATCTGATTTAGGTCTAGTCATATTCTCAGACATGCCCCAGTCTAACAACTTGTCAAAACCTATAATTTTAGCGCCACAATATAAAACCTCAATAGCTCTATCAACTTTTTCAAACCTTGCTCTTGAGTCTTTTGGTGGATTAAATGTGTCATCTTTTTCTAAAGCTTTATCAGCTCCACTAGATGTTTGTTTTATTTTATATGTTTGATTTTTAAAGGTTTTATATTCAAAATTAAGTATATGCGCAAAACCAGGTTCTTTATGTATTTGACTCATAGTTTCACCACCTGTACTTTTGTCTTCTATTTCTTTTATATCCTCTTTTGTTAAACTTGGAAAACGTTTAGCTAATTCAGGTATAGATATTTTAGTTATTTCACCAACGTAATAAAGATCTTCAAAATAAGGTGAATCAGTGTATGAGTAAACTATTTCTACTGGATCAACATATTTTATTTTTATACCTTCAGCTGTATTAAATTCATTTTTAACACAAGATATACCTAAAACTGTAATATCGTAATCTAACCTTTTTTTAATTAAATCATAATCATTTAAATCAAAAACATTATTTAAAGCTTCTTCTTCAGCTATCTCAATGCTTTGCTTGTAATCTAACTGCATATGTAGTGATAACTCTTCATCGTTTATAGGTAAATCATTAGGATTCATGTTGCTGTTAAATTGATTACCTAAACCACTATCTTGAACAAGACTATAAAAATTCTTGTTTCTCATATCTTTAGCAACGTTTTCAACGTATTTTGTTCTTTTTTCTTTAGAACTTGGATCTTGTGAAAAAGCTTTTAAATCATAAGTTCTTTCAGTAATACCGTTTACAACTATATCAACGAATTTAGGTATAATAGGTACTGGTTTCCAGTCTAAATTTAAATAGCTTAAGTCACCATTAATTGATAACTCGTCTTTATATTTTTGCACGGATTGTTCTCCTCTTGCATACAGTCTTAAATTGTTGTATCTTTGTCTAGAGTTATAGTATTTAGTAGAACCACTATCTTTTTTAAACCACTCATTTTCTATAGCATTTGCAACTTGCAAGCCATAATCTTCACCAGCTTTTTCTGAATCAGAAACAGCGTGACTTGGAAAAGATGTTTTTGTTGTGTTTAATAATGCCATTTATTCTATTATTTTCGATGTTATTCCTTTATTGTTATATTTAGTAAACCCAAAGTTTACTTTAGTCAATGTTTTGTCTGGTTTTGGTTTATATAAGTTTTTGTTACAAGCCATTATAGCTAAACCACTACTTATTGTAGCATCAAATTTTGTTCTATTATTTATATCAAATCTAGACCAATCATTTAATGTTTCATTAAAGTACATATCTCCAAAACTTAAATCTTCTTTTTGACCAACATATTGTTGTATGTAACTTTCAATAGCAGCCGCGTGAGCCTGTTTAATATCTTCACTCGAATTAGGTATACCACCTATTTCTTTTTCTGCTACAGATAATTTGTTCCATGTTTTATCAGGTCTATTCATGCTAAAACCTCTGTAACCTCTTCTTTTTAAATAATACAGTAATCTAGGTTTATTATTTTCACATAATAAAGGCATACCGTAAAATACCAAAGCCATTAATACATCTTCAAAAAACATTTCTGAAGTTTGTGGTCTAGCTATATATTCTAAAAAAAAGTGGTTTGGTGGTGCGTCTTCCATACTAAATTTAGTAAGTCCATGCAAAGAACCTTTAGAACCTTTTTTATCAACAGTTCCTGATATATCATAACTATCGCAACCAAAAGCACCCATGTGTTCATTAACTGGGTATTTTACACCATTTTTTATAGCAACTCTATTTTGTTGCTCTGAGTTAGGTATCCAACTAATTAAAAACCTACCCTGTAAATCAGGATAAAAATTCACCTTAGTATCTTTTACTCCGTTTCTCCAAGAAAAATTACCTCTTGTAACTAAAGTTGATTTATTTATATCGCTATTAAAATCTATTTGTTCGTATATCCTTGTTAAATTAAATATACTTCCTTTAGTTTCGTCCCTAAAAGCATGGTCTTCTGTTCTTGGAAACTGACGGTAAAACTCATTTAAACCATCTTGATCATTTTTTAAACCATCAACTTCGTTTTGCCAATGTTCTAAAATACCTATATCTATAAAGTCGCCATAAGGTCCTTCAACCTCTGTTTCTGGCGTGTCGAATACAGGTAATCCATAAGAATCAATGAATCCTTCGTAGTTCCATTCCATAGGTATGAACAAAGAATAGAGACCTGAGCTTGTTTGTCCATTTCTGTTTCTTTTAGTAACATCAGAGTTTGTGTATAGTTTTTTAAAATTATTACCACCTTTATCTAAAGCGTTAGATGTTGATCCCATCATACATTTACCAACAACTTTACTACCTAATCTTAATGTTGTTTTTGTTACCCTCCAGTTATTAAGAATATTATTAGGTTTTTCCCACTTACCACTTTCATCATGAACTAATAATTTCAACTTTTCACCATCATAACTATTGTCACCAGTGTTTTTCCAGTCAATAGTTGTATCTAGTCCCGCAAGTTCTTCTGGTCTTTCACTAGTGCTTATAATATTTCGTCTAGTAAGTTTAGATGCGGGTACTCTGTAGGCTAGTTCGGTTTTAGGACGATCCATACCGTCTTGTATTGGTTTAAAGAAAAATGGATAATTTACTGATATTGGAACTACTTTGTCAGTAAACATTTTTTTAGCATCAGGTCCAGACTTTGATAATATACCAAATCTTGCGTCACTTGATATTGTTGCCATGTTTACTGTTTCACCAGACGCCATAAATGAAAAACCAGATCGTCTATTTTTAAGGTAGCACATACCGTAGCATCTAGTATCTGCCTTACAAGCTTCCCAAAATATATAGAATAATCTATTTGCTTCTCTAAACTCTGGTTTTCCAACATCAATCTTTGACCATTGCAAGTACATATAATGAGTTCCTGTAATATAAGTAGGTTTACCTTTATTGTAAAACCAAAAACCTTCATCTCTTTTTGTAAACTCAGTTTCTATATAATCTATGTACTTATTTTTAAACTCTTGAGGATAATCTCTCCAGTCAAATATTGTTTTAATATTTCTTAATGCTTTCGGCTGTTCAGATACTTGCCACTTGTTAGCATCAAACTTATGAATATTCTTAGGCGTTTTTGGTAATGCTATTTTTAAATTTTGTATGCTATATATATCACCTATTTGACCATTTTTAGATATAACAACAACGTCGTGCTCTTTGTTATATCCGTATTTCCATTTTTTAGACTTATTAAGTCTATTAATAGTATTTATTTTTATAGGTTTTATAACCTCATATAAACTTTGTTGATACATTACTTAGATCTTCTTTCTGCAAAACCAGAAAAAGATTTTTGCGTTTCATCTTCTTTAACAACACCCTCAATAGCATCTTGCTCTGCTTGTATTCTATTTAATATTTCAAAAGCATCGAATATAGCTAGCTTTT